AGAAAGGTGGGTGCTTCTAATTGGGGTAATAAATCTGAGGGTTTAGAAGAAGGTGAATCTGAGGTTAATGAAGTTTCGGATTACATGGCTAAACTGTTAACAGCATATCGAAATATCAGAGTTGTCATGTCACATGAGGCAAAGATAAATTTTAGACCAACTCCCATAGATAAACAAAAAGTCGGATCAAAACCTAGTGGTTTTTGGTACGGGTTTGGGGATTCTTGGTTGGAATGGGTAAAGAGTGAAATGCCTGACTGGGAAGCAGAACATATCCATATAGTTAAGATTAATAAGAATAGAGTGCTAAGAATTAGTTCACATGATGAATTAGTAGCATTTACTGATGAATATGGCAGTCAGCTTAGTAGTATGGGGCCAGATTACGTATATATTGATTGGGTTAGGGTGGCTGAAAAATATGCTGGTATTGAAATAAACCCATATATCAGTAAAGCTAGAATGTCGATGACGTGGTACAATCATTGGGATGTGGCCAGTGGGTGTATTTGGGGTGAAGATGGTATAGTGTCTATTGAACTTTTTGATGAATATGATGACCATGAGAATTACCCAGACATTTTTGATGAGAATACATACGAAGTCCATGATAGATTATCAGAAAAAACCGATTATTCAAAAGAGAAGGAAAAAGGTCTTCACGGTTGGTTCGAAAGAAGAGGCGGTGAGGGTTCTCAAGGTTGGGTTGACTGCAACACATGTCGAACGGATAAAGAAACTGGTAGGAAGAAATGTAAACCTTGTGGTAGAAAAGAAGGTGAGACGCGTTCTGAATATCCCGCATGTCGACCTACACCTTCCGCATGCAAAACTAAGAATAAAGGAGAAAAATGGGGTAAGAAGAGCGAAAATACCGTATCTTTGATAAGAAATCTGATATACGATTATGCTAACCCTAAAAATTAAGTAAATGATGAGTATTTATAGATACGATGAACGGAGATACGAAATGAATGAACCGATTGTTATTGAGCCAGAAGTGGAACCAGATATTCAAGTTTCACCTAGGAGAAAAGCTAACGATTCACCATTTACACCTCCGATTAAACGACCAAAAACTAAACCTAAAGCGTAACGATGAAATTGATTTATATAAATAAGGTCGGAAAGGATTGGGATGGTAAGTTAATTTACGAATTTATCTTTTCCAAGACTACTGAAGGTGTGGATGGTGAAGCTTGGGATACGTACCCAGCCAGCGGTCAACCTGAACCACCAGATAAACAATTCATTGATGTCGTAGGTAGAATTGAGACCGATGAATTCTCGTTGACATGTATACAAGATAGTGATACGTTTTCGGTTTGGGATTCCGTTGACGGTGTGGTGGCATTATGCTGGGAAGATATAACGGAGTATGAAGAATACCCAAAAAATAGACTTAAATTTTTCTTTGGCGATGATGTATCAATAGTCAAAGATAAGCTTTACGCTAAGGACATAACAATAGAGTGGAAATACAGTAAAAATGAGCTACAGAAAGGACATTATCAGTAAACTGAATGAAGTTAAAAATGAGTTACCTAATAGGATTGCAAAATCTTCCAGTGACATCGTGTTGGCATATAATACGACCGTAAGTAAAATGAAAGGGCTACCTAATATCGGTAAAGATGAAGCTGAACAGTTGGCATCAGCCGCAATCGCTAACGCTGTTAAAGAAGAAGGTGTAGTTGTTGAGGTTGGAGCTGAAAAAGTACATACTGCTAAATTCGACAGATGTGTTATTGATGTGAAGAAAAAGAGTCCTGAAGTGGATGCTTATGCAGTATGTCAAGCATCATTGGGTTCATCCGCAATAAAAAAAGCTAATAGACGTAAACCAGAAGATGAGTACGTTAGAACTAACGAAGCAAAAGATATTAAAACCATCGAGGATATCGAAGCCGATGAGGAAAATTACGAAGAAATGTTGAAAATTAAACAAGATATGGGAGAAGACAAAAAGGTGACACCTAAAATCAGTAAAAAAATTGCATTATTAAAAATTAAAGACGAATTAGAGCAATTCTTGAATATATATGAATTCAGTCTAAGCGATAACGAAATGCAAAGAGCGGTAGAAGCACTACGTGGGTTAGTTTCAATAATAAATCTTTCAGAGTCTAAGATAAAAATAACTAAAGCCCAACTTAATACACTCATCGAATCAAAACGTAAGAAATAATCGATATGAAAGAAAATAAATATAGTAATCTAATTCGTAAAGCCTTATCTCAGTCAACTGATAAAGGTATGTTGTATGAGGGTTTTGGTTATCCTGAAACTATCGCAGAAAGAATGCATCCTGATATTGAGGACGCTATTAAAAACCGAAAAACCTCCATAGGTGACCACCCAGCGTTACCAAAGGTTGGGGTTAGAGCTTTTGACCAAAAATTACTATTGGATAGATTCGTTGAGGTCACCAACGCATGTAAGGAGGCTTTCGATGTCAATTCAATCGATGAGAATACATTATCTGCGATATCTGAGAGCGCCAGCAATCTAATAGTAGGTTGTATGGAGAGTGAGCGTAAACATAGACCTATGTTGGAGCAACTTGCTATAGAAGCTATTATGGAAGATTATGGTATCAGAGAAGATTTAATTGAATTCAACGCAAAATTAGTTGACCGTTTAACCCAAGAGAAGAAATTGACTAGGGAATTTGAGGATGAAAAATTCACTATGGAGTTCGATAAGGCTGATGATATGGATAGTGCTGAGGGTGAGATAATGAAACGTAGATTCATCAATGCTATGATACAAGGTGGCGCTAATAGGTGTAACCATATGTATCATTTAAAAAACAGGGAGTTGACCGATATCGATCCAACGCTTTTGAATAAATATAAAAAGGTAATGTCACTCAACGATTATCTATATTTTAGCACTCCTAAACCAGAAACAGGTAAACCTATGGGCGTAGTTAATGTGGATTATACCGAAGGTGGTAAAATCAGAATAAATGCAGAAGCTTTAATTTTTCCAGTACTTATCCATGAATTGGTTAAGGGCGTTTTGGAGGCAATATCTTTACACGGATTCACTGACAACGAAAAGTTGAATGAATTTGTTGTAAGTCAAGCAGACTTTTTAGCGGCTGAGCCTTGGGATTTGAGAATGGGTCCAGCTCTATGGGGTCGTATGTTAAATTGTATTCCGAATGAAGACCATAATATGAAACACCACGTGTTCAATAACTTAGTCCGTAAACCAGTGGTCGAATTCAATTCGACCATGAAAGAGATTATGGCTGGTACAAATGAAGGTAAACGAATCGTGTCAGAAATCATTAAAGTAGTAAAAGAGAACGCTGACTTAGATATATTGGAAGAAGAGCTTAATTCTGAAGTTAATTCATCTAAAGAAAAGGCTGTTGCTGAACTTAAAGATATGCTAAAATCAGGCGTACAAGGTCTTATAAGTCGACTAGAACGGTAATTACTTAACTATCAACATATTTACTATTAAATAGTGAATATGTTGACTGCGAATGAAATTTATGAAGAATATACCAAATGTCTAATTGACCAATCATATGTCATTGAGACTTATTTTAAAACGTTTGATAAAACCAATAACGGTTATGTCCCATTTAAACTTTTTGATAAACAGAAAGAGATTGTTCGCTCTCTTAAAAACCATCGCCATAATATAATCGCCAAACCTAGACAAGCAGGTGTATCTACCACTGTAGCAGCGACTACTTCCGTATTGCTAGGTTTTGCCGATGAGAATAACCCAGAGGCTATCTTGATTGTTGCTAACAAACAAGATATGGCATTCGAATTCCTTTCTAAAATTAAGGATTTCTTGAATCAGATACCTAGATGGGCTTGGGGGCCTGATTATTATGGTTCACCAGAAAAAGAGAAAAAGACCATATTTTCATCCGAATCTAAGAAAGAGATAAGATTACCTAATGGTTGTCGAGTTAAGGCCGTAGCGACATCGCCAGACGCTCTTAGGGGTTATACTCCGACCTTGTTGATTATGGACGAAGCTGCGTTCATTGAGGACGGCAAAGAACTGTTCGGCGCAGCTCAAACGGCTTTAGGCACAGGTGGTAGAAGCGTACTTATATCAACCCCAAATGGACTAGATGAGCTATATTATGAGACCTACGATTTAGCATTAAAAAAACTTAATAATTTCAACATTATTGAAATGCGTTGGTATCAAGACGATAGATATAATATCGGACTTAAATGGTATCGGTATACTGATAAGGAAAAAAAGGATAAAGAAGTTATTGACGAAGATGATTTTACATTTGACTCCTATCGTAATAAAATAGCCGATGGTTATAAACCAACATCGCCTTGGTATGAAGAGATGTGTCGAGGAATGAATAATGACGCAAGAATGATTGCTCAAGAATTGGATGTATCGTTCTTAGGTTCTGGTGGTAACGTTGTGTCTGACGAATATGTTCAACACCATAAAAACAGAAACGTACAAGACCCCATATATGTTAGTGGGAGCGAAAGCGAGCTTTGGGTCTGGGAATCTCCGATTGAGGGTCACGAATATATATTGGCGAGTGACGTAAGTAGGGGTGATGGCGCTGACTATTCAACATTTACTATAATTGATTTTGCGACCATGACTCAAGTTGCCGAATACATGGGTCGAATACCACCAGATAAGTTGTCACACATTTTATTTGAATACGGAACGCTGTATAACGCTTTAATTGTAGTCGATATAACTGGTGGTATGGGAGTGGCCACAGTATTAAAACTTCAGGATATGAAATACCCTAACTTGTATTACGGCGAAAAGGGTGGTCAAGGTTTAAAGAAGCGTAAGGATATGAATAAATACAGCTCAGATAATGAAATCGCTGGGTTCCAAGTAGGTAGTGATAGAACTAGATTGGTTTCTACGTTTGAAAAAATGATTAGAATCAATAAAGATGAAGGTGATGACCACGGTATAAAAATACGTTCGACAAGACTCTTATCCGAATTGAATTCGTTTGTCTATATAAACGGCAGAGCTGACCACACTAAAGGTAAACATGATGACTTGATTATGGCAATGGCGATGGCTTTATTCATCTTGGATAATTCATTCAAACAACTTAAAGCTATTGATCAGAAGACTAAAGCTATGTTGGCCAGTTGGGTATCGTTTTCAAGTTCAGGTGAACTTAAAGTGGCCGATGTTAATAATATTAATAAAAATAAAAGTAAACCGAATTTCAACCCAATCGTAGCTAAAAATATGCAAGATCCGACTGGTGAATACATGTGGCTTTTCGGAGGTTTCGGATAATTATATATAAATAGATATTATGGCAACACAAAGAACCTTTACTAGACAGACCTACGGTAAGAACCCTCAAACCTTATACAGGTGGTCAACGACCATCGGACCCCAAGACAAAGCTAACACTAGAGCTAATGTCGTTAAGGGGTGTGACGCCTTACCCAATAGTCAAGGTGAGGATTGGACAAACGGTTATGTCTATGAAGTGGTAATCGTTAACGGACAAGTTAAAAGACTTGCTTACGTTGCGTGTGATTATGTCGCGTAATTGAATTTATTTTTTCGAATTCTAAAGTATATTTAAACAAATTAAGATAATGAACAAAGAACAAACAATATTTCAAAGGTTAACCAGTGTGTTTACCCCGTATGGTATAGATCAAAACAAATTAAGTAATAAATATTCAATACAGCCAGACGAAATACTTCGAACTACTTCTAAAGCTGAGTTCGAAACAAAAACATTACAGGCTAGACAGAATAAATTCTTAGGTGGTCTTTGGCAGAAGGTTGAGAATGAGACTTTCCAAAAAGCCGTTCAGTATGAAATAAGCCGAATTGGTGGTTATTCTGATTTTGAGAACATGGAGTTCTACCCTGAAATCGCGGCAACCCTTGACATTATGTCGGAAGAGTCCACAACGGTTAATGACATAGGTAGAGTATTAAACATATATTCAAACTCACCAAGAGTTAAGGGTATTCTTGAGGATTTATTTTTTAATAGGTTGGATATCCACACAAGTTTACCTATGTGGATTAGGAATTTGGTGAAATATGGGGATAATTTCGTATTTTTAAATACAGATGATACACGAGGAGTTACTGGTGCAAAACAATTACCGAACTTTGAAATCGAGAGAAGAGAAGGTGGTGTTTACGATGCAGTTTATTCTAGAGCCGTAAATTCATCAGAAGATAGAGATGATAAAGTTAACTTTTACTGGAGAGGTAAGGATTTACAGTTTCAGAACTGGCAAATAGCGCACTTTAGGTTGTTGGGTGATGATAGACGGTTACCGTATGGAACCAGCATCCTCGAAAAGGCCAGACGCATATGGAAGTTGTTGATGTTATCGGAAGATGCAATGTTGGTGTATAGGATTACTAGAGCGCCTGAGCGTAGGGTGTATAAAATATTCGTAGGTAATATCGACCCAGAAGATGTTCAATCATATATCAATGAAATAGCGAACAGATTTAAACGTATGCCTGTAATCGACCCAAAAACTGGACAATTGGATTTGAGGATGAACGTATTGGGTAACGACCAAGATATTTTTGTTCCCGTTAGAGAGGAATCATCACCAAGCCCTATTGAAACACTTCCAGGAGCATGTATCGCATTAGATACCCGTATACCACTTTTAGATGGTCGAACTCTTCAATTGTCTGAGATAATAGATGAATGGGATAACGGTAATAGGGATTTATGGGTTTATTCATGTAATCCGATTACAGGAGAATTAGCACCATTACCAATTACTTGGGCAGGTGAGACTAGAAAGAATGCTGAGGTGATTAAAATCACATTAGATAATGGAGAGTCCATCACAACAACCCCAGACCATAAT